CTATTCTTCGTTCATGACAGCAGTTACGCTTTCACTATAACGATTATCTAATACTAGCAGGGCAGCTATATCTGAATTTGCTTTTGCAATTTCTCCGGCTTGTTTTTGTGCCATTTGGGGATATTTTTCATAATCAGGAATAAGTGCATCAATCAATTTTATATCATCTGTGGTTAAAATCGTTTTAATACTTTCTCCGTCACATTTTACAATATCATTCATAGCCGTTACAAAATTATTTGTAGTGCTATTTTCATCCCTTATAATGCCATTGACAGATGTACACATGGCTTTTGCCAAAACAGGATTATTTTGTTTCATAAGACTATTATCATCTATATATGCATACAATTCTGCATTTTCTCCACAGTAACGATTGATACAATTATTTACAGAACTTGCAAACATATCATATGCACGCATGATCTGTTCATGATCCGGCAATACTACACCACCATAGCCGATTTCCTTTGCATATTCATTAAGTACTCTTTTATCAAAATATGATTTTGCCTCACCCTGTAGCACATTCATTTCGGCAGCAGTCAATTTCATACCTAAAGCCTTTGCTGTAGTGATCTTATTAGCAAAATTCATATTTAAATCAGACGCAAAAAAGCTATCTAATTGCTTTCGGATTGATTTTAAATGAAAATCAGAAATAACCTTTGCCTTATCCCTTAATGATCTCATCTCTCCAGCATAATCTTTTGACGGTTCCCAGTTCTTTCTTGTTTCATCTATGTATTTCCTTCGTATATGTTCCTTTCATACCTTGTAGCTTTTGTTCAAATGCATTTATTTCCGCATTATAGGTTACACACATAGCGTCTATACAATCACAATATTTCTTTAATTCACCTAAAATTCCGTTTAATGATACTTGATAATTCAATTAAAATTCCTCTCTTTCGCTTAATTGTGGCAATGCCGTACTATTTAACTTTGGTAACTCGGCAGCAGTCAGTACTTTCTTTACTTGGCTTTGTGGCAGTGCTTCTTCTATGCTTACAGAATCTTTATAACCCAGCCAGTTTTTAGCAATAAATATACCAGATGCAGGATTTATCTTGCCGGATAGTAAACACTGTTCTATAAATGCATCTATCAATGATTTTGCGCCGGCAATAATTTCTTGACGTTCTTTAGAGCATCCAATACCTTTCGACCATTCATAAAATGATGTTCTTGGAATATGTAGTGCTGTCCGCAGACTTTCAATCCCGGGACGAATACCAGTAGACTGACAAAACATAAAATATTCATCTACCCGTTGTTTTAGTTCTTCATCTGTTTCCGGCTTTCCTTTGTCATATAACTCCTTCAAAGAGGTTACAAGATCGCGGACAGCTTGCGGCTCCACATTATCCAATGCCGCCTGTGGGTAATTATTTACTTTTCCCATGTTTACACCTACTTTCTGCTTAAAAAGCTAATCTTTTTTTGTTTGATGTTCGTGTTCGACTGACTTAGTCAATCATGGTCTTATTCTGCGTTTTAGCATTTTATGTATCTTTCTGTGGCAAATAGGGCAAAGCGTTACAAGATCATTCCATACATCCTCATGCCCTAAATTTCTATAATTAAGATGATGCACCATTAAAAGCTGCGGCTTTGTTGAATAACCGCACATTACACATGCATAATTATCAATTTTTAGCCGTTCCCGTTTTATTTCCTGCCACTGTTCGGATTTTATATATACTTGGTATTCTTTACTTTGTGTTTGTGTCATGTAACAGTTCCTTATAAACTCTTTCCAATTCATCTGTGATCGTAAGAAGTAATCCTCTTACAAAGTCATTATTTTCATATCGTTCTGCTATCTCTGTACTGTCATGTATCACAGTATTCCAATATGCATCGTCCATTTGTACATTCTGATATTTTTTGTGGAAATTCCACACATCTTTATAAATATTAAAATAGTCCATATTGCACCTACTTTCTTGAAAACCGTTACATGAAAAAATGCACATTTTAGTGTACTAAAGCGCCATCAAATCCGCATAAATACTGGGTTTTGTGCAAAATGTGAATTTTATATGTGAATGTTTGAAGTTTGCCCTATAGGAAATTTACATATATTTTGCACATTTTGCACATTTTGATTATTTTCTTAGTCAAAAGGCAGCTTTTCATTTGCGTTACATTCGATAAAATCTGATTCTATTTCATACCCTTTTACGATATTTTTTAGCGTCTTTCCATTGACTGTACCAGTCAGAGAGAATAGTCCTTTTCCTTTAATATCTGCTATGAAATTATTTTTATTTTCCACTCCAAATCCATTATCAGAACACCATTTTGCATACGCTTCATAGATAACCTTTACAGAGCTATTCTTGCCGGTCTTGGTTAAACATTCCTTTATAAAATTACCTATTTTGTCTGAATCTGTTCTATATGCTTCTGTAGCGTTCTGCACAGCCACAGGCGGCTTCAAGCCCTCTTTACGGTATAGCTGTAAGCCCTCTATGCACCAGTTCAAAATGCCGGATAATTCTACGCTGTTTCTTAATTTATCCTTTAAATGCTTGTCCTGTTCTTCCGGTGTAAAATGACGGTCAAATGAAATTACATTTATACGCCCACTTGTAAATACTGTGTCATCTGTGATAAGTGGCAGGTAATTTGTATTGATTACTAGTTTGAACTTTGGGATAAAACTAAACTCCCTTTGATGTAAATGCCTTGCAGTTATACTGTCACGCCCTAGCAAAGATTTTAATAATGCTGTATCAAAAAGCATTCTTTTGGGCGGCTCTGATGCATTACAAAATCTACAACCAGATAATCTAGCAATATCACCGTTTGCCTGTCTTGAATCGGCATTTTGCTTCACTGCTAAGCTTTCAGGCTTCATTGTCAATGCATAATCTCCCAAAAGGTGGATAATCGTTTCGCAAAAAGTGCTTTTGCCGTTTCTTGTGGTGCTGCCATACAGAATAAAGCATGTTTCCTCTTGTGTATTTCCCGTCAATGAAATACCGCAAAGTTTCTGCAGATATTTGATTTTATCCATATCGCCTTGCATGATCTCTGATAAAAACTTTTTCCATTCTTTACAGTCTGCTGCAGGGTTGTAATTTACGTTACAAATTTTTGATAACAGCATATCTGGATCATGATTTTGAAATATTATTTTTTCACTTGATAAGTCAAGTGTCCCATTTTGCACATTAAGCATATAATCATTTTTATCTAAATCCTCATTACCGAAATAGTAAATATCTTTACTGTCAGTCAGCATATTATTTCTATTTCTGATATTGCATAATGAGGTAACTGCCTTTAGATAATCACTGCTTCCCTGTGTACTCGCATACATTAACAGCGCATCCGAAAGCTTCTTTGCATCTGATCTCGCAGCCAGCCCCTCTGTATCATCGATCCACCTTTTGCCGTCATACTGCATAAAATCTTTACGTGATGGGTTGTATCGATGTTTACTCTTGAAAACGTCAGCAAATAGTGCGCCATACCCTTTATCATTTGTTTCATAGGCATCTATTGCATTTAATCTTTTAAGGATATTTACAAGTGTTTGAGATCTACCCGCCTTATTTTCTTGTAACGGAATTTCTTGTTTTAAAAGCTGTTCAAATTCTTCCTTAGAATGTCCTGCTTCAAAATAATCTGTTATATCTGCTTTGGGGATATCCGGCATAGGCACAATAATTCTTGCAGTCTTTGCTATTCCCATTACATCCGATAGTATGCATTTAGCAACTTGTATACCAGATGCATCATTATCGGCAAGAATAACCACATCTGCCCCTTTTACAAGCTCCGCAAATTCTTTCTGCCAATCCGCACAACTACCATAGGTAAAACTTGCATATCCCTGTTTAACCATTGTATCTGTGTCCTTTTCACCCTCTACAAGAAATACAGCTCTGTCCTCTGTAATTGCTTTCTGAATGGCTTTTAAATCGCCATATATCGCCCGATAACTCTTTCTCGGTTTATTGCGTGGCAATCCATAAGAAAATCTGTTATTTTCTATTCTGCCATACAAAATTTTCTTGCCCTCTAATCTGATTTTGTGAAAAGCATAAGAACCGTTAAGAGAAACGTAAGGATAAATACCCTCTATTTTTTTACCCTCCCGCTTTTCTATGTATGTTTTCCAGTTACTCTTATTTTGCCTTACGTCGTAAAATGTATCTTTTAATTCAAGCCCTGCTGCAGATAAAATTTCATCCAAGCTGCAACCAGCGTGGCAATGAAACAAAGTCCCTTTATTTCCTTGTGTAATAGTCAAGGAAGCCTGTTTATCAGAGTGTGCCGGGCAAGTGCATTGACTTTTGTTCCCGTATCTTCTTACAATGTGAAAATGCTGTAAATTGCTTTCGTATATTTCATTATCTGTCAATCGCAACACCCCATTTCCAATTCAAACCGTATCTGTTCTGCTTCTTCATCGAGCCTATCCATTTTATGTTGACAGTATGTAAGAAAAACTGCATCTTCACTGTGTTGCGTTTGCATATTTTCATACATTGCGCGCTCTTTCATAAGGCTCTCTTGTTTTTCAATCAATTCCTGCTTATTCATTGCCGTAGTCCTCACTTTTGACATTATCGTAAGTAAAAGGCTTTGAAATATAAATCCTTGATTTACGCACATTTGAAAAATCAATTACTAACTCCTGCATAACATCTTCTTTCATATCATCACTGATCCTAAATGTGATCGTAAAAATATTGTTTTCAAATCCGCAGAACACGCAATTGGATGCTCTAAATGCGGCTAACCTTGACGGCTTCTTTAACGGCTTTAAATGTACTCTTATCATCCTTGCACCTCTTTTCCCGGCTTATACAAATAGCCTGTTGCTTCGTAAAACTGCTTCGCATAAATCAGATAGGAATAATGAGAGCTGCCTGGGTTTTTATAGCAGATCCCCCACGGGACAAGATTATTTTGCAGCAAAAGTCTAACTGTTTGTCGATCCATTTTTAATACCTGCGCTGCTACTGATACCGGCACATTACCATTTTTTATTGTTTCTTCCATATTTTATACACCGCCTTACTTTGCCAATTCATTAACAATTTCATATATTTCTGCCTTTTTTTCCGCTGTAATTTCATAGCGTAACATTCTTGAAAAACTACTGTCAGAAATTCCCAAACGTTCTGCTACTCTCCACATAGAAATATTTTTCGACTTAATATAGTCCTTAATTTCTTTGTTTCTCATTCTTTTACCTCTTTTCTATCTTATTTTGTTGACATATAATGCGCGCGTGTTATAATGTCTACATAAACAATAACAAAAAAGATTATGATTTGTATATAAACACTTTATACCATTTATTTTTTTATAAATTTAATGTCTACAAGTTATTTAAGGGAGATATTATGGGAAACAATACATTAAAATCACATTATGATGAATGGCATATCCAATGGAATGCAAACCATGACGAAATAAAACTGATAATAAATGACGGATTCTATACTTATATAACTGATTCTAACAGTATGTTTTATAAAGAAAGAGAATATGAGAATATTTCTGTTGGACAAATAATAATAGAGGTAGGAAATATTCTTTATATAAAGAAAGACGATTTTCTTAGTCTATTTGATAAATACAAAAAAATATATACAACCCCCAACCAAAAGTTTGTCAATGAGTGTTTTAATGATCTGCTTAAACTTGGCTTTTGTGAATTATTGGCACACGCAATAGTCGACATGATTATCTTGTATTTTAAACCTGCTCATACTTTTTCGTGTGCATATGTAAAAGGACTTAGTAGTATAGAAGAAAACCTCAAATATCCCATTAACAAAATGATAGTTTTCTTGATAAATTCGCTAAATCCATTATATATTATGGGCGAAGAATATCACCCTTATGATTCTGTTTTTTTAACTCATATTATAGAAAATGATAACAATTTAGTATCTGTTTGCACTCAATTAGACTTACTCTCTTTAATAAATCTTGATGCCTTACATTCTCGCAAAAACAAAATTAAAATAATACAATGTGGTCATTGTAAAACTTTTTTCATTCAAAAACACGGAAATAATACAAAATGGTGTAAAAACTGCTCTGAAATTGATTTCGATAAGAAAACAGATGATAAGTTTTATTCATTATATAGGAAAAGTCAAAAGACAATGCTGCAGCGTTCATATCGCAATACACTTGACACTTGGGAATACCAAAACAAATATACCACGCCCTGGGAAGAAAATGTTAAATCTGTTATTAACGACTATCGTACTAAAAATGATCTAGATAGTTTTAAGGCATTTATAAAAACATCAATGGAAAAATATAAACCTAAAAAGGGGGATGAATAATGGCATTATTAAAGTGTCCTGAATGTAATAATGATGTGTCGGACAAAGCTGCAACTTGTCCGCATTGTGGCTATCCTATCAATATGCCTACCAGCACTAAGCCACGTATAAGAAATGGCAAACCCACAAAACTGCCTAATGGTTTCGGTAGTGTTTACAGGCTATCCGGGAAGCGCAGCAAACCATTTAGAGCAGTTATAACAAATAAATGGATATTAGATCCCATTACAGGAAAGAACAGGCAAATGCGTCAAACTGTAGGTTACTATGCTACACGTGAACAAGCTATGATTGCCTTGGTAAATTATAATGAAAATCCGTATGATCTGGATACAGAAAATATCACTTTTACAGAAGTATATGAAAAATGGAGTGAACAATATTTTAATACCCTCTCCAATCCATCAAGCATACGAACTGTAAAAGCCGCTTATGCTTATTGTAACGATCTTTATAATATGCGTATGCGTGATATAAAGGTTTCGCATTTGGAAGGCACAGTATTAAATGCAGACGTTGGAAGTGCTACAAAGAGCCGCATAAAATCTTTATTTAACATGATGTATAAATATGCTGTTGCACATGATATCTGTGAAAAAGATTATGCTGCTGTAATGTTCTCAAATGGTAATCCTATAAAGCAGGATGCACAAAAAGAAGTTATGCCATTTACAGAAGAAGAATTAGAAAAACTTTGGCAGTCACTTGATACTATTTCATTCGCTGACATGATTCTAATAGGCATATACAGTGGATGGCGACCGCAAGAACTAGCAATATTAAAGATTTCTGATATTGACATGGAAGCAGGTACAATGAAGGGCGGTTTAAAAACGGAAGCCGGCAAAAATAGAATTGTTCCTATCCATTCATTGATAAAACCGTTAATAGAAAAACGTATCCAAGCTGCTCTCTCGCTTCACTCTGACTACCTCTTTAATGATGCGAACGGTCAACAAGGTACATATATGACATATGACAAATATAGATCACGTTTTTCAAAAGTCATGAAACGGCTTAATATGACGCACAGACCACATGAAGTCAGACATACATTTATCACAAAGGCTAAAGCCTGTAATATGGATGAATATGTATTAAAACTGATTGTAGGTCATGCTATAAATGATATTACCGAAAAGGTATATACTCACAGAACCATTGAACAGCTAAAAACTGAAATGGAAAAAATTACAATGTAA